GTTGTTATATCGGACCGGTAAACTCCGGACCACAAGCGCTTAATAGTTGCTGAAACGGAATCCCGTCTATGTACGAGATCGTAGTACGCATCAACTCTATTGCGAAAAACTTTGTCTGTTGTGTATCTAGTCATACACTTGATTTGACGATATGACGCCCCCCTTACAGGAGGCGACATCATGCTTAGTTTCTGGTTTAGTTCTTCTAACTCAGATTCTAAATTTAAAATATTATCTCTCAAAGTACTAGCTGGCCATTGTTTTGAAAGAATATGCGCGCGACCAAACGCACACTTCTTATATGGATAAACAGTCAATGGACTGATAACACTGACAAATACACAGACCTCATCCAAAGATTCTGTGACTATACGTTCAGTGCTTGGTTGTCTACCTCCACTCACAACCATGACTTGCGGACATAAATCTTGAAGAATCTTTTCGTAACAGACAATTTCGAATGTATAATTTCCGTAACTTTCTGTCAACACTCGTGTCAAATAATCTCTTAAATAATTAAAAGTTTCGCGATCGACATGGAAAAAGAATTCTCTCATCGCAGAACAGACTGTCTGCTCCATCTGTGTTTCTTCACTAACACTCGTTGATGGTAAGCTCCACTCAAGCATTTTGTAAATACTGTCTAAATCTAATGGAGCAACAATCCTATCCAAAACCGGGTGAAACACAAAATTCCGCTTCAGAAAAGACATATCGCTTGGGCTAATATAAGGTGTTGTCACTTCACCTTTATCTGCCGCTGTGAAACCCAAACCAAGCTCTCGTTCACAAGCCTCAGCATATGATAAAGCATTAAATGAAGGCGCATCTCTTACTGCGGTAATTAAATCATCACCGTATGTCACTGGCAACACGTGATCGAAAAATTCTTCCACGACGTTACCTAACTTAGCCCAAATATACATCATAATAATTAAACCTCTTAACGAGTTATCCTCAGCTGTTCCATATTTGCCGGATGGCTGTAATCCAGGAAAACACATGGATTCTCCCAGAAAACAGACATGGGGAAATAATAAATCTCCCAATAATCCGGCTGTCACAGTCAAGGCACTTTCGTTATACCCAGCATTCGTTAATAGACGCAAAATCAGTCTATTTGTGCTCGCACCAATATCTATTGGCATGGACACATCATATCCTGAATAATCGCCCTCCAGTATATTTTCAGAAAACTCTGAAAGACGGTTATGTAAATCATGGGCATCCCGATGCATGTCAATTCCTACAGCAGTCATAAAGTCCTTCGATTTTTCAACCATCAAGGAATAAAAGGGTGCCAAAAACATACGCTGTGTAATAAGAAAGGCATAGGGCGTGGAATAAAAAATCCTCGTCTTGCCCTGTGCTACTTTTTTCCTATCTCGCGGCTCATCTTTTAACTGTGCTGTAAACATGGGATGATAACATTGCCCATTGAAATAACAATCAAGT